GTTTGCATCCAGCTCACAACCTATGAAACTGTGTCCTAATTCTACCGCGGCCATACCAGTTGATCCTGATCCACAAAATGGATCCAATACCGTGCTGTTATCAGGTGTGACCAACTTGATCAGATACCTCATAAGTGCCACTGGCTTCACGGTTGGGTGGTTGTTGAAAGGCATCCTTTCTTTACGGCTGACCTTTGGACAATAGAAATACTTCTGATAGTCTGGTATCTCACCCAACACATTGGATGGGAATCTACCTTCTGATAATTTGTATTGTTTTTTTTTATTTTTATTTTCTCCACCAATAGTGCTGTATTTCTCTATACCATCACCCGCCACTAAGCCACCTTCTGCATTTATTTTTCTTACTTCTGCAATTCTTTCAGGTGTGCTTGGAATCCTTGTAGCATCTATGTTTAGGGCTCCAACACCGTGCTTCAACACATTGTCTATGGCTGATCCTTTGAATGGCTTCCTGGCCATCACTATGGGCTCGTGTGCTGGTTTCAGTGCTGTCTTCCAACCTGCCCATTTTTGTGCTTCTGGTGATGTTGGGATTACTTGTTTGATGACACCATCTTGTTGATCACCTTTGGCATCTAATTTCTTCATCATACGATTTATACCACCACCTGATCCTGTCCTACCTGCACATTCAGTCACGGCATCAAGATCTATTTCTTTATATTTTTCAACACCTTGTCTCTTTTGTATTGCTTTGCCTATGTCTTGTGCTTTAGGGAATCCAGAAGAATACAACCACATAAGTTGATCCCTTATCTCAAATCCCACTGATTCTATGTTTGTAGCAAGTTGGTGGTATGTCCTCGCGGCACTAAAAGCCAATATATACCCACCAGGCTTCAAAACCCTGAAGCATTCTCGCCAGCATTCCAAGGCACCAGTATTCTTGTCCCAGTCCTTGTCTAAAAATTCTATGCCATATGGTGGGTCAGTTATTATTGAATCTATGCTGTTGTCTGTGATGTTTTTTAGAGTAGCGACATTGTCACCTAAGTGTATCTTATAACTCATTTGTTATCTCCTTTGAGTAGCAGTTATTTTGTGTTAGTATTTAGCGGTTAAAAAAAACCCCCACACTCCGCGAAAAGTGTGAGGGCTATATATACTATTTTTAGGAGCATTATCGTATGTCAGTGCGATAATACAAATATATTTATACAGTATATTTGCTCCGTTGTCAACCTCTCTTATTTGCCTTGACCACGGTATTTCTTGTAGCTTCTTCTCCGGTGTTTATTCATTTTGGTCTTGCTGGGCTTACGACCAATGTTTGTCTTGTGAAAAGTTGGCTCGTGTGTGTTTGTTTCTCTAACCTTTGCCATTATTTTTGCCTTATGCTATCTATGAAGTTATACACCCTGCCAAACTGTTTGTCAATGCTGACCAGGTCCTGTTGTATCATAGCAACCAACAACTGTAATTCCATCAGTGTGACCAATGTCCAGGTTGCCAAACCCATCAATATGGTGCCCAATAGTGCTATCAACATCGTGTTTGTTTTCCTTGTCATACTACAGCCTATGGTTATACCAGAGATAGTCTTCTATCTCCCTCATTAACTTTTTAGTCTCCGACGGCATACCTCTGTATTGCTTTAATTTACGATAGTATCTTATCAAAACTTCAAGGGGTAATCTGTCTAACTTCATTTGGTGTCTTTCTTCTTGACGGCACCTGAGCCCACATATAAGCCAAAGAAACCTGCTCCAGCACCCACAACCACACTAACAAAACCAGCTTGTGCATTCGTTGGATCTGGCATAGCCATAAACCAAGTGGTCACGGCATAGAAGGCATAACAATACATAGTCATCAACACCCTTGGTATCAATCTCCAGTTGCCCATAAATTCAGGTATTTCACATTTCAAGAAATGCCATATATTTTTAATCGTTTTATAAATCATCTAAGTTTATCTCCACTATTTCCGGTGTGATAAAGTATTCTCTTTCTACTTTCTTCACAGCCGCCATCGCCTGACCCCTCGTTGAGTAGATCAGCTTCTTGTATTTCCTTATGGTGGCATTTGGTCCATATTCCTGTGGCCTTATGTTGACCAGCCACTGTTTTTCATATGCCAGACCATACAAGCAAGGTGTTGATGCCAGATACCTTTCTCTATGAGTGTAATTTTTGGCTACTTCTCTATAAACAAAAGGTCTGCTCATACAACTATTTATTGCTTTCTTGATCTTGTCCGTTTTGAGTTTTTTCATCATCACTCCAAGGTAAAGGGTGTTTGCTACCTTCAGAAGTGGGTTGGTCCTGTTGTCCCAAGATGTTTTTTCCAAGCCATATCAGCATTGAGGTGTTACCATTGAGTGCTACCTCAAGTTGTGCCTTCCTTAACCGCTGTTTAGTCTGTGATCTGGCTTTTTGTATTAATTTTGCGAAATTGTATTCCAATGTCTTTATTGGTATGTCAAAAAAGTCCGCAATCTCAGTGTTTGTGCAGTGATATGATGCCAATTTCTCCACTTCTGCTGGTGGTATTATGGTCTTTGTGTCACCTCTGCCCACTATGAGTCCCTGTTTGGTCATCTCACCAAACCTTGGTTGCTTACGATCTTCTTTTTGGGGTGTTTTGTCTTGCTCTGTCATCTGGTCTCCTTTTTTAACGGTGTTGTATCACCTATGTGTTTGCCCGTTTACCCAAACGGTTTGGTCTTTTAGAGCTTATAGAAAGTCTTCTTCTACTTTTACTCTGAATCTTTTCACAGCGGTCCTGTTGTCATTGGTCACGATCGTATTCTTCACGGTATATACCGTGCCTGCCGTGCCTCCACTCAAGTTTATGGTCACCAACTTGCCGTTGTTGTGTAGTGAGTCTGAATCCAAAGTTATGCCTGAATCCACCGTCACCGTTGATGTGCTTATGTGATCACCAGATGCCAAGTAGTTTGAGTAGTCCAGTTGGTAATCTAAAACTGCTTGTGGATCTTTCCTAATGTAAGCACCTTGGTTATCTCTTTCAAATCCTGTTGTCGCTGTCATATCAATATTTATCCTTTTTAAAAGTTAGTTTCTACGAAGAAGTGATACACGAATACACGACCTGAGTCAAGTGTTATGGTGTATTTGATTGGGTGTATGCCCGTGGCCGCGGGTTTTATATAAGCAACGACCTGATGTGGTAACAGTGTGTCAGTTTCATCGTGGTCAATCCTGTAGAGTGTGGCATCAAATGTCACATCTGAGCTGGTGCTGGAGGCCACAAAATCTATGATCTGATCAGTGTCCAACAACATATCATACAGCTCAACAGCAACATCTTTCACACTGCCCACTGGTATCTCTATCTTGTGTCCTTGGTTTATCCGCTCGTATTCTTTGTAGTCAGCCATTAGTCTCCCGTGCCTCTCATATCCAACACCCTGGTGTTGCTTGATAATTCAAATTTTCTATCATCGCTATCAATTGATAACGATCTTGTGTTGGCTGACAATTCAAATTTCCTATCATCAGTGTCAGCTGACAGTATCCTGGTCTTTAAAGGTCTGAATGTCCTTTGTATGGCAGGGTCTTTGTATATCACTGCCGTTTGTGTGGTCGTTAATTCACTCGTGTAAGTGCCCATCTTGGCCGCACTCATACCTATCAACACACCATACAAACCAGTGGCATCAAAACTTAGATTACTGCTTATTTCTGCTGGTGATCCTATGAAGTTTATGAGATTGGTTGCTTTCACACCCACGAAAGAATCAGGTGATCGCATATTGACATTGAAACTTGGATCAATAGTGTAACCAGTCCTGATCATACCAGCTAAACCTGTCTGTGTGACATCTATGTTGGTGCTCAAATTACTCACACCTGTTAATCTTATACGGGCATCTACATCTGGTAAGTTTAAGTTACTGCTCTGTGCCTCTGGTATGCCCACTAATTTAAAACCACCCAATGCTGATACACTGTTATCAACTGACATACCCAATGCTTGGACTCTGTGTGTCACCACAGCTTCAGTGGTCATTGTGATACTCGCTGATACGGTCTCTGGTGCTACTCTAACTGGCTCTTGGTAAGCCACTTGCATTATGGCATAGCCACCTATCCATTCTTTTCCTTGTGAGCTGTTGCCTGTGAAGTGTCCTTTCGTGGCATCTGGTGTGTAAGCACCGCAAAAGTTATCTGAGTTGTCCGTGCAGTTGAAATGTGTGGCCGTGCTACGATACAGATTAGTGCTTGTGTTTTCTTCGTTGCTCCAAGGCACTAACACTGTGGCCCCTTCATCGCTATCATTGAATACTGAATTGTTACCAACACCAAAATTAGCATTGGTCAATTGGCTGTAAGTCAATCCAGCCTGGTTACCAAGATCCCATACAATAACCTCTTCTGGTATGTGCCAACCTCGCTTGCCACCTGAGAATGAGCTGAGAGTATCTTCAATGGCACTGGGATACCTGTTTAATACATCAGCGGTGTCTGAAGTTTTTAATACCGTCTGATCAGGTTGGCTGGTTGTATCAACATCAGCTGGATCCGTTGTTATAAAATCACTCTGTCCAACACCTAATACTCTATTTTCATTAATGGATCTATTCCATAAGAGGTGATTCCATAATTTTATATTCACAGTATCTATCTCAATTGAGCTGGTGTCAATCTCTGATGATGAATAAGTCAATGAGCTTAGGCTATCTGTGTGATAGTATAACTTGTCATTGTCTGGTCCATCTGCCGCGAATACTTTACCAAAAAGACCATTGACCGCGAAACCCCTCGCCACTTGTCCATTCAATAAACCAAATTGTGTCCTGATGTTTCTGATACTTGAGTTGCTGTCCCTTATGTGGCTACCAAAACCATAACCTTTTGTGCCCCATTGTGAGAAACCTATGTTGGGATTGGCCGCCGCAAATGTTTTTATTATTGGACCCGTTTTGTTTCTGGTCCTACCCGTGTAATTCAGTTTGGCACTTATGTGATACACTTCTAAGTTAATAGTGCTATGTGCAGTGCCACTTGGTGCTCTTAATTCAGCCCAAATACCAAAAGCATCTTTAGGATCAGTGTCACCATCTGCTGGTGTATGTGTATCTCTGTCATCAATGTTTTTTATAACATCATCTATAGATACCGTTATCTCATATGTGGCTTTGGAGTCAGTTATAGTAGTTTCACTACTATTATATAATTGTGTTGTTTCAAAGTCACCACATCTTATAAAAATATTTTTATTCGCGGTGCCATCAGGTAAGTTACATACTATCTTGAATGTCAAACTATTGATAGTGGCCAAGCTATCTACTTCTAAAAAGTCAAAACAAAATCTGGGTTGAGAGCCAGCTGGCATTTCAGCACCCGTAATACTTTCTATTGTGGCTATTTTTGTATTTGTGTCATAGCTATTTTTTAGTAAGAAAGCACCTAATCTTTGACCATTAACTTCGGTGTTGGTTGGTTGATTCCAAGCACCCCATATGGGTAACCTGTAATCAGTTACTACATTTGATCGCGAAAGGTGATGTGCTATGTGGCTGTCGTAAGCCTCAGCTTCAAAACTTGTTGTTAATGCTATGTCGCCTGTGGAGATTGTTGGCATCTTGTGTTATCTCCCTTCATTAATTTCTAAAACCTTAATCATTATGTCACATCCGCCCAACTTGATCCGTCATAGACTCTTACTTTGTTTGATGTTGTGTTGAAATATATGTCACCAGCATCTTTATCAGTTGTTGGGTCACTGCTCGCTGTGTGTAATTTCAACGAGCCACCTAATTTTACTTTGTCTTTTGAAGCATCAACCCTTAACACATCATCCACATCATCTCCGTGGACTCTAAAATCTACATCTAATTTTTGTGGATTCACTTTGATCTGATCACCAATTCTAAGTTTTTCTGTTTCAGCACTTGATCCTGCCGCTGTGCCTGTGTCAAGTGTCCTAAATTCAATTTGACCACCCATCGCTGTTGCTGAGTGATCTTCAGAAGCTCTAATATCAACCGTCCCACAACCATAACTGAATACACTGTTACCAGCACCATCATCTCCTTGGTAAGGTGCTCCAAAGAATCTAAAGATGATGTCACCTTCTTCCAAGTAAGTGTCATCACCGTAATCTGATCCACCTGTTGGTCTCGCTTTAGCGGCCCATATGTTGTTGTATCCGTTTATTGAGTTGTTTTTCAATACCAATGCTGGATATTCATATTGACCATTACCTTCAACCTGTATACCAGTGTTGAATAACATACTTGAGCCAGTAGAATCACCCTCAGGTGCTCCATAATTGGCTCCATTGTTTGTGCCTTGGTTACCATTGTGTATGATCAAACCATTAGCATTGTGTTGCTCTATGATGTTTGTTTTGGCTCTTATTTGTCCCGTGCCATTTGGCTCAATGGTTAAGTTTCCATTGCTCGCTGTTATCAGCTTACCGCCGATCAATAATGTTTCATCTGTGGCATCTATCTTCAAGATATTGCTGTTGGTGTCACCATTTACGACAAAGTCTAAATTTTTATTGTCTGGGTTAATTACTAATTCTGATCCTACCAATGACAGTCCAACGATCCTATCGTTTGATGTGGTGCCTGAGCCACCTGACTGTCCTGATGGTAACACATCAAAGATCATTTTACCACCTCTGGTATCTCCAGAGAATAGCTCATTGGCTGATGTTGTTATCGTCGCACTTGGTGCCGCATCACTGCTACCACCATAACCCGTGCCATCGTGTCCATAGAAATTGATCTGGCCCATTCGTTTGCCTGAAGCCAGTGCTGATGGTGATGCCGCTGTGCCATTTGATGCTTTGAAGTTAAACTGACCATTTGGGAAGTTTGTAAATGCACCACCTGCCGCTGAGTCACCTAATTTGTTTCTCAATGGGTTTGATCCATCTACCCCTTGTCCATTTGATATGATATCAATCACTGGCCAAGTGTTACCCGTGTTACCAACTATGATACCTGAAAGGTTGTATGCTGAATTGTTGTTGTTTGGTGAAGCACCTGTTGAGCTAAATTCATTTGCTGTTGACCCAATCCTGATACCTCTGTCAATATCCAATATGGTGTCATATTTTGTTGCGGCTGTGCCTGAATCAGCATTTGTGGTATTTTCCACATAGTCATAATCTCTAAATTCCGCCGCCGTCTGTAGTGTGCCTCCAGCATCTTTGACTTTCAAGTGTATCTCTTTGTCTGTTGTGTCTGCTGATACAGTAATATTGGCTGAGCTTGATGTTATTGTTTTATCCAACACATCCAATGACCCACCCAGTTGCGGACTTGTATCTTCTGATAAGTTTTCTAAAGGTGAAACTGCAACAAATTCCAATGCTGAAGCACCTGAATTGACTTTTACAAATTTTGATCCCGCTGATGTGAAGTTGGCTGGTGTGTCTGTTAATCCTACAAATGTTGATCCTGAGTCATCTGCTATGATGAATTTACTTGTGGTTGAATCATATTTCAATATCTTACCATTTGCTACACCAGTTGTATTAACATCTGATAGTGCATTTATAGATAAGGCACTTGTATCAAGATTCAAAGTAACTGATCCAGAAGCACCACCACCTGAAAGGTGTGTGCCTGCTACAACCTCTGTAATGTCACCAGCATAAGTGGCTGACCAACTTAATGCACCTGATCCATCTGTGATCAACACTTCATTGGCATTACCATCGTTGTCAGGTAATGTGAAGGCCACATTGGCCGCAAGTGTTGTTGGTGCTTTGATTGATATTCTATGGACACCGTTGTCTGATGCCTCTTTCAAAACAAGGCTACCTACTGCCGCACCACTCGTGCCAGCAATCTTTAGATCACCTTGTATGTCAGGATTCAACACATCAATTTTATCTGTGTTTAGATTGATGAAGTTTGAGTCCAACTCGTTGTGAGTAAGACTTGATCCTTTGTTTAGGTTTGAGCTTGTTACTGTTGTAGAAGTCAAACTCCTTGTGGTAATGTTAGCCATCGTTTATCTCCCTTTCAAGATTACTCCATAGTAATCGTTAAAGCACCAGCATTTATTTGCATAGTGTCTCCGGCTGTAACCGTTTTGGCCACTGTAAGAGCACCGTGAAACAATAAGTTACCACCTGTCAAGGCATCGTAGATACCAATGTGAGTCACTTGAGCATTGTAATTTGCTGTCGCTTGTGGGAAAACGATCGCCTGATCGTTAGTCGCACTGTTACCAGATACCGTAAATGTCAGTGTGTCTGAAGCATTTGATCTGGTATAAGATCCCAATGTGATCTCTGTGCCTGTGCCAGAGTTGTCATCTGTTGGACCTGCTGTAGAGTGTAAACTTACAAAAATACCATCTGAGTTGTTGTTACCTGAGTTGGCCGCTGGTGGTGTGTATTCAGCACCGCCATTGTTTTTGAAGATATGATTCAACAGCTTGTTTTCCAAATAGTTTGAAGCATTATTAGCCATTTTAAGTCTCCTTTATATAAAGTTAAATTCTTAATATCAATTGATATGTGTATTTATATGTTTCTCACACGATGTATAGTGGTCTTAGAAACTTTGTATCGTTTGGCCAGGGTGCTCAGTGTTTCATCACTGGCCCTTATCTCTTTGACCTGCTGGGCATCAAGTTTCCTCACGAATCCCTGCCTACCAGCACTTATCATATCAGCCATATTTTGTTTCTGTGAGCCCAGACACAAATGAAAAGGATTCACACATTTGGGGTTATGGCATAGATGCCTTATGACCTTGTCTTTTGGTATGTTTTTTTGGTTGTGTATCCGCCAACTGGCCCTGTGTGCCAACTCCTTACCAAATCTGCCGTAGCCTGACTTGTATTTGCCTTGCCACTTCCAGCAGTGCTTTCTTGGGTCTTCTGCTTTTGGCCATTGAAACCAGCTATAAAACTGCCAGGCCTCAAGATACCAAGGATCTTTACAGGGTGTGATTTTCATATGATTCTCTCTGCTCCATAATATTTATTGGATCAGGCGGCGATCCTTACCTGGTGGGACAAGCCCACGAAACAATTGGCCAAAGAGAAAAAGCGAAGCCAAGAGATATGAAAAGGCGACAGCCTTTTTGGTTGACTGCGAAGCAGTTGACCAGACAACGAGACACACAAGCAGAGTGATTGAGCACTCACACCTCGGGCCAAGTGAATATCATTCAGTTTCACTTATGTTATAGCTATCTATCATATTCTATTATTGTGTCATCATACCTGATCAAATGCTAAAGCATTCAATCAACAACCCCTCTTCAATGGGTTGTAGTTGTTAGTTGTTTCTCTATTTGAAGTAGTAAGATACATTCAGAAAACCAGAAAGTGCTTTTTTTACCAGACCACATTGTTTATCGTATCTTGTTTATACCCTTGACTTGGTCTGCTGTCTCAATGTTGTGAGTTTGAATAACTGCCTGTCGTGTTTACACGGCCTAACACCTTATCATCAACATCGTATAATCCACTTACATCGTTATTTCGCGATACCGCTTCTTATACGGGTGGGTCTTTCCTTAACCCCAATGTTTCATTATACTATTTTCAATCTGGCTTTCGCAACCTTTTTTTCTGGTAATTCACCTTTTATAACATCAACACCACCCACAGCCACTTCTATAGTGCCCAACTTGGGTTTGGATGATCCCATTTTGACCTCTATGTCCTTTTTGTCCTTTGGTTTCATTATCTCCCAATTGGTCCTTTTGAAGTAGCCACTGTTGTATCGCTTGGCATAATTTATGTCAGCCAGCTTAAACTCCCAGTGATCGTTATACACTGAATCCTTTATTTCTCTCTTGACCCACACGAGATTGGTCTTGCCCGTTGCGGCCTTTGGTATCTTTGTTGGATCTGCCTTTTTTCCCATAGTAATGTTATTTATAAAATAACGAAAAAATCACGACAAAACGGTTGATATTTCTTTCTTTTTAGTATATAAATAATATTAGCATTGTTAACTTAGGCATAGTTATGGTGCTCCCTAAAGATAGATCTAATCTATCTGCTTAAGAAGAGTTGTGTTTCCTACTGCCATAGTCGCAACTCCTATTACTTAAAACGGTCCTGCTACTTTTGGCCTAACACCTTAGTAGCACGGCCGTTTTTTTTATGGGTATAGTTATACCCAGAAGGTGCTTAAACCCCACTGTGTGTGCTTCTATGTGCTTCTAAATTATGAAAATATGATGGTTTTATATTGATTGTAGTAATATTCGTCATCTTCTACCTCATATGCTTCATATCCATAAAAGTGTAATAGATACTCACAAAAGGTGAATCTGAATAAAGGTGTGCTGAATTTTAGATCTGGTATTGCTTCGAGATTAAGCGAAGAAAGTCGCGATGACATTTGAAGCCGCCAATATAACGATACCAAAAAGTATTGACCAAACCCTTGTGTCAAGTTTCTCAATCTTTCTGTCCATTGATCCCATCGTTGATTCAATGTGGGCGAGGTGATTATTTTTTATAGTCTTTATGTCCGTGGAGATTATCTTGGTGTCTATTTCAAGCTGAGTTAGTCTAACTTCTGCTTTGGCTTTTTCTAACTCAATCTTGTCCATTAAACCCCAATCCATTTTTTGATCAATTTCCAAAGTTGTTTAAATGGCCATTTGATCACGGACCAAACCCAATTTGTAATTTTACATACTCTACATTTCATATGTTAATCTCCTAAGAAGCATCCACCGTAGCATCTGTGCCACCATCTGCAGTTGAGTTGAAATATTTCCAAGCACTGCCATTGTAGTAGATCATTTGATTCTGTGTGTCGCCTGCTCCATCCGTTGTTAAAAATGCCATATCACCTTGTTGTGGCGATGCTGGTAAAGAAGCATAAGCTACTGGTTTTAAGTTGATAAAGTTTTCAATTTTGACCATAGAGGTCGCTGATTTGACAGTAAGGTTGCCTGAAGCTGTGCTGACAGCTGTAACGGCGGCTGATATTTCGCCTGAGCTTTCTATCTTAGCGGCACCACCAGCAGTCCCTAAACCATCGATTACAGCAGTCAGCTCGTCAAGAGCGGCTTTTAAATCAGCCCTTGCATTTGCTGGTGAATCTGTAGCTTCGTTTAAATTTGTAGTTGATACATTACCTGAATTGCCCCAAGCCATATGTATGCCTCCTTTAATTTTATAACATTATTTATTAAATTTCTCTGGGTCTTATAACACCATCTTCAAACACATCTATAACGGGAGTGCCGTATGCCAATATGTCTATGGTGCCATCAGTTTCAGCAACTGAAGATCCATCGTATTTCAATAATCTCACCGTCTTGTTTGCTTTGCTTACCGTCTGCGGTGACAACACATCACTGGCTCCTGCCTTGTGTGCTGATAGAAATAAGCCCTTTAAGTTTGTGATCATTGTGAAAGGTATGACCCTCGCTGACACTGAGCCTGTAAATGTGCTGGTGTCTTGATCATATAATTTTTCTTGTTGGTATACGGGATTCTCAAACAAGATATACAAGTTGTTTAGACTTGGTGCCAATCTCTTGTCTCCTGCCGCATTGAAGTTTTCTACATACACGGTCACCCTCACATAACGAGCAGTGAAGTCAGTGTATTCTGATATGTAACCTGGCTTACACCAATTCAACACCCAAAAGTGTGTCAGTGTGCCAGTGTCTGTGTTATCTGCTGTGTAAGGTGCTATGGTTGTAGCACTACTCATATCAGCATTGTTTGAATATTCTATTGTGACCAAACTATCACCTGTGGTGCCCACTGTTATTCTTGGCACAACTGTCTTCACACTGCCAAAATCAATTACAGCAGTCTGATACCTCAATGGCACACCAGGTGCCCCACCATAACTTGCTCCTGTGTATTGTGTCCAACTGTCATAAGTGCTCCAACCATTTGAAAGGTCTGCCCAAGTGGCCGTGCCATCTACTATTAATACATTATTTTCTACATATCCGTTGCTTGGCATTATGCGAATCCTCCTGAAGTGGCATCTGTCACACTAACAGTCTGTGATGTTGTGCCTGTTATCACGGCTGAGCTTGACTGTAGCAGTGTGCTATTCACACCTTTTACAGCATATATCTTAAAGTTTACACTGTCTCCAACCGCAATTTTTTGTCCGCCTATACTATAGAATTTGTCTTCACTCTTACCTGTTTTGGCCGCTCTCTGTGTTTCACTATCTGTGCCGCCATTTATGTTTAAAATAAATCTTATAGCAGTGTTTAGGCCATCTGCTTCAGTGATCTCAAATTGTATGAAAGCACCAGAGCTATCTGCTCCTGATGTTGTGTCAATGGTCGTGCCTGCCACAAAAGAGTCAGTTGGTTTGAATATGTTGTCAGCCTTGGCCGCTTGTATTGGTGATAGATCAGTATCTTCTTGTTGCTGTGTGACATCATAAATGTCATTTTGGTGCTCAAACAGTGTAAGATCAACTGTGCCATCGTAATTTAATCTCTGTGATATGACTCTAAACAGCTTTTCATTGAATAGATAGTTTTCTGCTGTTGGTCCTGACATATCTCCCAATTGTTTAAATTTATGTGTGAGTTTTATAAGCTCACCAGCAACGATGTTTTGTCCTTCATTGCTTACTTTTATTGACACGGTGACTTGTTTCCTTGATCTTCTCACCAAGTATTCAGCAAAGTCCAGAGCTCGCTCTCTACGAGTTATACCAGGTGCCCCTATGTCCAATATCAATGGCTCACCATTGTCTTCTGAATCAATGGTTGTAGTTGGCAGGGCGAATATTTGTGTATCACTTTCAAAATCTTTTTCTTCATTTGCGAAAGTGACCTTGGCCTCGTTGTATCTGGCATTCTTGTCATCACTGGTGACAGCGATGGCACCTATTATGTGCCGGTCGTCTATGAGTTGTAAGTCGCCTGGTGATGATTCAGCGGTCTCAATGTTTAGTGAATATCTCCCATTCACATAAGGTAAGAAACCTCTACAGCTTTGCATAATTTTTTTAGTGTTTTCAAACATAGTCTCATTGGTGTCTATGACATCATTACACAACAAGAAAGTGGCTGTGCCTAAGCCCTCTCCAAAGTTTGGTGTCTGGTTACAAACACCTCTTGCTGTATGAAAGTCCGCAAAATTAATTCTATTGTCATTCAGTCCCTTACCATATCTTGTATTTCTTAAATAATCTAATAAACAGTCTGCTGGGTTATTTGAATATGCGAAACTGCCAATTTCACCTTCATATGATGAAGTGTTGTTTGATGTGTCCTTAGAAGCATAAGAAGTTAATACTTTCTTACCCCTGACTATAACATTGATAGTTGGTATGCCACCCCAGGGATTGAATACGGTTTGCTCACCTTCGTTTTCCTGATCAAACTCTGCTTTGACCCATTCAAACCTACAAGCCACATAAGCAACACCTCTCAACCTATGATCATCTGTCCATAAGTTGTGCTCTTTCAATAGACTTGAAGCTGATTGGTCTTCTGATCCTGTAAAAAATTCAAAGCTGGCCCTTGAGGCACCATTGACATAGAAACTTGAATCTCCTCCACCAAATTTGGTCTTATTGACTGTCCTTACACCACCTGTGGCGAAACTGCTCAGCTCCTGTCTCTCATCATTTATGTATATGCCTTGAAAGCTGTCTATCTCACCTTCAGCTACAGCCAAACAAATATATAGATACTTGTTATCTGTGTCACCTGATCCCACGAATACTCTCACACCACCTATCTTTCTCTCACCATATACCACTGGTATCTTCGCGACATTTGATTGCTTGTTTACTGTTATACCTTGTAGAGAGGCTTCAAAGTTTTCACCACCTGTGAAAGAAGGCATATCATAACTCATACCAAAGATACCTATGAAGCCACTAACTAAACTTGATACACCTGAGATGATGCTACGACCTAAATCTACTGCACCTTTAACGAAACCTTTTACGGCCTTCTTAACTGCTTTTGCGGCTGATTTTATTGGGTTACCTTTCATCTCAGTGATTGGTCCATTATACTCGTAAGAATCCTCTTCGATTACTTTACCATCTTTGTCCCAAACTATTTTTTTGTAGATCTTCATTTTAAATTCTTTCTGTAATTAACATTATTTAATTCATATCCCATCTTTCTGAAAGCACGATTCAAATATTTTTCTTTGCCAGGCTTCTGTATGTAACCCACATTCACTGAATTGACACCTTTATTTTCAGCCCACATCTCAAATGCTTTTATCAGCATCTTACCAAAATTCTTGCGACCATATTGTCCATCGTGGTTATTCACAAACCAGTGATATATCACAGCATCTGGCTTTTGGGTCATAAAAAGATTCTCTAAGCCACCTGTTATGTAACCAAACGGTATGTCAGATTCTTCAACCAACACATAGTTAAATCTGTCACCCCTACCCAGGCTGTGAAATATAAAGCTCTCACAATAGTCAATTGAAAAACCGTCAGTTGTGTGAAATATCTGCTCATACTCCATCTCACCCAGACACACACAATGAGGTATGTCGTATAGCTCAGCTGGTCTTAAGTGTGTTATGATCTTGGGCCCCAATGTATGTCTCCTATCATTGCTGAAGCATATTGAAAGCCTTTGTCACCACTAAATTGCACACTGCTATCGTATCGCTTCGTGGCCCTTTGTGATGTTGAATTTGTTATTCTACCCTGCTTCTGCTCAAAGTTGGCCCAATGTGTGGCCACACTAACAGAGACCGTTGAATTATTGGCCGCTTCGTTAAAATTCCAATTACGGATCAAACCGTCAAATAGTGTGAATGTGCGGTTGGTCTCAAAAGCATCACCGTTGAAGAAACTCCTATATATGACCACTCGCTTATTCACTATGTTGTAGTTTATAAGGTCATCTACTAATGTGGTATCAACACCTGATAGACTTAGATTGATCGCATTCACTTTTATTTGTGTTGTTTCAGTTGTTGAGCTAAATGTAAGAAAGTCACCCACAGCCAAATAAGTGTTTGAGCCTGAATCTGGTGCCGTAGCACTATCATAATCTATATCTGTAAAATTATCTGTGAAATAAAGTGTTGGTGTTATATGGACTTCTACAAGGTGTGCTACTCTTACTGAATCTTGTTGTAGCGATCCAGTTTCACTTCCATTGAATAAGTCTGTGTTTACAAATCTGGCCATTACACAGCCTCAAAAAATTTAAATTTTAGATTACTGAATCTATCTGGTCCCATATCATAGCCAAATACATCACCATCAAGTCTCACCGTAAGCTCAAAGTTTTCTTTTGATTCAACAGTGTGCGAAGCTGTGACCACAGCAGTCAGTCCTGGCTCAAATGTCAGTGTGTTACCACTACAAGCTGTGACCATATATGCTTTATTGTGATTAGTTGGTCCTGAAAATTTTATCATATCACCTATACCAAACTCATTGCTACCAACAGTTGTAACGGTCCTACCGCCCACACTGTTACCAGCACTTAAAGCCTCTGAGGCTGATTGTGTGCCTGTCACCGTAGTTAAATTAGCTGGTGCTATCGTGAAAGAAGTGAAAGCACCTCTCTTTGATATCAAGAAGCCATATATCTTTCTTGTTTCAGTTTCTGTCATTGGTGGCATATCAACCTGTCCTGACCAAAACTGTCCGCCAAAGCTTCTGACCTGGCTTCTACCTGATAGAGATGTTGTAACAATAGTAGATTGATTTGATTGTAATTGTAAAGCCCTAATATCTACTGTTGCGGGCAATATGGCATTAAATTCTGCTGGCATTATATCTTAAATCCTTTCTCCCAGGCTTTGAGTGACCAAAAAGCTGGTGATAAATTCTTCTGTCCTTTTACCTTGTCCAACACGGCACCCATTCTGGCATTGAAACTTCTCCTCCTTGTGGGATTATTTCTACCTATGCTCATACCTTTCTGTCCAAAGTTAATCTTATTTACATTACCGGTGTCTTTGTTTCTCACAAACACCTTAAATTTTTTAACATCACCTCTCATTGGCTTGTTTAGTGTGACATCTCTGCCTTGATACTTGGCCATTATGCTGTTATACTCCTACGACCACCGTCATTGACTGCTTCATTGACTATACTAACTATGGCATCTCTCTGCTCAGCTAAAGCACCTTGAAAGCTACCAGAATCTATTGCTTCTACTCTGAAGTTTACGACCACTTGTTGGCCACCCAAATTATCATTTGGTATTATGTTACCATTTTGGCTTGGACTAAACAATTCTGGTCCTTGCTCTCCAACAAGATAGCTCTCACCTTCTCTGACTGGACCGCCAAATCTCCTTGGTTGAAAATCACTCAAGCTATCTATCATTCCATTGAGCAACATTGGGTTAATTCCCGCGGTTGCCTCATTGTTGAGGTTACCCAATTTATGATTTGGTATTATGTTACCATTTTGATCTGGGGTAAACAATTCAGGTCCTTGCTCTCCAACCATATATGTCTCGCCTTCTCTAACTGGCCCACCAAATCTTCTACCAGTGTATGTCTGTGATCTGATAGCATTAACCTGTGCCATACCTGCCGCGATCGCACCAGCAACATATATGAATGAGATTGGAGGACCTGGCGGGAAGGTAAGTGCCTTAGTTGCCGCACTATAAGTTGCGATCAATGCCTGTCCTATCTGGTATGCTTTGTAAGCCTCAAATGCCTTCTTATTGACCTTGGCCATATTCGCGAGTGCTTCTTCACCTTGTTTCTTGAAATATGCTGTCTTGTCTCTCTCGTATAATTCTTTTAATTCTGCTTCT